CCTTTGTTTTTTCCTTGTTTTCCCTTTCGGTATGTGCATATTACCGTCAGGTGCGGATAATAGCAAGGATATAAAAGAACATATATTCGACAAATATTGAGAGGAATGATCGTGTACATTTCTGCAGTTTATCCGCTTGATAATGTACATTTTCAGAGCTAATATCAGTACAATGGAAGAGGGTCTCGCATATTTTCCGGCCCCCACTGGGGGCTTGAGAGCTTACGCTCCCGCCTCCAGCATCTGCGCCGTGTCTGCCCCACAGCCGAGCTGTGTCGGCTCGGCATCTGCTGATGCAATCGTTTCCCCAGCGGAGGCACTGCCCTCCTGTGCCACCTGTTTCGCGGCTTTCAGGGCATCCCGTTTTGCCTTTTCCCTTGCAAGGAACTTCTGTGCTTCCTCATCCGTGCGGAAAGCCGCATGGCCGGAAAGGTTCTCCATCAAGATCTTTCTGGTCTGCTTGAAGTCCGGGCCATTCATGCCAAGGCGCAGAAGCCAAGTTCGCAAAGCGTATTTCTCATTGGAATCGTTCACCTCTTTTGCCTGAATCCGCTTCTGGCTGATAGCCTGCTGGTTCATCAGAATCGCAAGGTGTCCGAATGCAGTCAGGTGGTCATAATCCGGTGCCGTCGGGAAACCTGTAAAGGTAACTTTCTCATCTGTGATCGTCAAGCCTTCCAAGGAAGCACCATGCTGTTCTTCATACTCTTTGAGCGCATGAATGAAATTTGATACCGCATAAGTGCAGCTGTCATCCTTCAAGGCATCCACCAACCCCTTATCGGCAAGGAAAATGCCGTCCGTTGCCTTGCTGATGAGTTCCCCTCTGCTGTAGATCAAATTGACCAGGTTGCGAAGCGATACGCCGTTATGCTGACTAATCGGGAAAGAAAAATCCGCATCCAGAGGGATTGCTTCCTCTGCCACAGGCTGCTCCCCACCTTCTTCCGATGGGATTTGCTCTGCACTCTCCATTTCGGATTCCCCATCTTCCTCGGCTTCTTCTGAATCCCCTTCACAGGTCTCCTGCTCATTTGGATGTACTGCAGGAATCATCTGGACACCCTCGGCAAGGTCTACCGCAGGCTGTTCGTCTGCAGTTCCCTGCAAAGTCTCTGCATCCACATCCTCGCCGCCGCGGATCAGACCTTCGTTCATCAGCGTGGTCAGCAATTCCAGATCTGCATTTTCCGCCTCCACCAGCAGGTTGCCATCCCGGTCAATGGTGTAATTTCCGATGTCATACGCATACCGAGGCGCCTTGGTATAGTAAGGATGGATGCCTGTCAGCTCCTCCATCCGCTTTGCCAGTGTTTTGCGCTCCTCTACATTTAGTTCAAACTTCAACATAATTCATCGCTCCTTTTTCGTTATTTTGTTTTTGTGCATCCCGATGTTTTTTCGGTAGCACATATATCACTCTGAACCGGGCAAATAGCAAGTCCATTTCCGAATAATCTTTATGTTCGACCCTTTACACAATGAGATGCTAACTCATTTGTGTAAATAGTCCCGATATGTAAGCCCACCATATCACCGGGTCACTTTCTACCTAGTAATATAGCGGGCCATTTTATTCTTCCAGACCTGCACACCATGCGATGCCGGCCAGAACAAAAAATGCGTTGGCCAAACAAATGCCGTTACCCCAGATACGGTACTCTGCCGAATCCGTATACGGGTCAGCCAGCCATTTCCGGATCTGCTTCTCCGTCTTCGGCTTCTTGGCATGGGTCACGATCTTGCGGTGCGTTTCAAACACATCTGTCCAGAACGCCAGCTCTTCCTCGGTCGGATTCTCCGTTCCAAGGTCTCTGCACCACCAGTCCGGGAAGCCCTGCAGTCTGGCACACTCGGTCGGTGTAAGGCGGCGGACGGTGTAGGTCACAGGGGTGGACTGTGCCTCCGGGTTGTCGATGACCAGACGGTCATTGAAAGCATCCTGCCCATTGAAGCCGCTGGGATGTGCCCCGGTCGCCACAGTACCAGCCACACCCTCGTTCAGATGTGGTGCCGGTGCGATGGTGGTCGGGTCTTTGTAATCCCGTGCCATCAGAGTCGGTGCGACTTCTTTTGCCACCTGCATATAGGAGCCGGTGGTCATGGCATACACATCCTCCGGTGCGCAGACTGCATGGCGGTCAGTGGCATCCAGTGTAAAGCAGACATCCTCATTGACACCATCCCCCTGTGGGCCATTCTCATCTTTGCGACCGATCATGTTGCCCTGCAGGACAAAGGTCTGCATCTGATCACTCCGGGTCGCCATCAAAGCCCCGGACTTGCCATGCAGGTCAATCAGCTCATTGCGCTGGTTCACATGGAAA